AAGTATTACTGCTATTTTTTTCATATTATAAGTATTGTTTTTATTATTAATATTTAATAACCTAACTAAATTCTGCTAGAGTTGCTCTTTTCCACGTATCTGTGGCAATACACACATATACATAGTTACTGTCCCATACTATATCTCCAGTAGTACCGGTATCATCTGCTGAAGATGGAATTGTTAGATTATTTAAATTAATTCCACTACTAGCAATAATATTATCTATTAAAAATTGTGACATTTATATATCCATTAGTAAGGCGGAGCTGGAGGATTGAGAGGATCGTCTTCGATTGGCTTGTTTGCGGCATACCAGCCATCCACACCTTTAAGCTCATCAAGACGTGTTGCCATTAGATCCTCTGAAGCAAACAATTCGTAGTTTGGTTGTCCTGTATTTATTAGAGCATTGTTATTAGCCATCCCAAAGTGAAATTTATCTTTTGAAAGATCATAACAAATATACCAACATTTTGAATCAATATGAATAATATGCGACATCTTTAATCCTAGCTAGTGGGGAAAGTACTGGTAGGCGGAGAGAAAGCAGAAACATATCTTGCAGCTTTTGTCACACGAATACCATCCATGTAACAGGCTGGTCCAGCATATGAGTTTGTTGAGGGGAATTGGATATTCTGATTATTTACCATATTAGTAGTATTACTTATTGCACTACCTATTTGCGATCCATCCACAAATGCACGAACCACATTTGAAGCGCGACAAAAGGCTACATGATGCCACGCACCCTGCGTGACTGCTGTGCCTCCAAAAGTTAGTAAGTTTGCACCCGTCCACACTCGCACAGCACCAGTGGACAATACCTCAAATGAAAAGTTTGACGAAGTGTTTGTGGTGGACAGAATCCTGACCTGTCGTGTTGTGGCATGAGTGGGTATAAAAAGCCAAGTCTCGACGGTGTAATCTCCAGCCCCAAATGCAAATGCTGAGTCAGAAGAGATTGTTAATCTATCGCCAGTATCATCAAAGGCAAATGAATAGCTTCCTACTTTAACTTCTGAGGTAGAGAGCGCTGTATCGCCTTCAACGACAATTGTTTGGCCATGTGATGATTCGTCAGTAAATGAATCTTGGAGAAGCAGAGATACACTATCGAAATATGGATCGCTTAAAGTCCAAGATGTTATACCTACTCTTTTCCACGTATCGCCACTAGTACAAACATATAAATAATTACTATCCCAACTGATATCTCCTTGAGTGCCAGTATCAGTACCACTAGCAGGAACGGTTGGATTAGATAATCTTAATCCGCTTGCTGCAACGATATTGTCTATTTCTAATTTTGATGACATGATTATGGTAGTATTATATCCGAATCTATATTGAGTGTATTTGCTTCTGTATATCCACTAATATCTCCACCAACTTCTAATAAATCAAGTTTACATACCCAATTAATATTTTTACTAGCTGCACCCTTGCCTTGTATGAGTAAATAGTCACTAGCTCCAGCTCCGCCACCAGAAAGTATTGCCTGAACATCCCAGGAGCTATCACTTTCATAAAGAATAGTCTTAACGGGAGTACCTAATATCGATGCCTCATAACCGTCATTAACAAGAACGCCCTCAAGCTTATATGCTGCATTATCTTGTCCGTTTGTTCTACGAGCTACAATATTTGCTGTAAACATCATGGTTCTGTTAGATGCTAATATAACGTTTGATCCATTGTTTTGAATAGTGGTGAAAGTGTCATCTGTTGTAGACGTTCTTAATACATAAGAACTATTTTGAGCATCTCCATTGTCACTAAAATTACCATAAGAAAGAGTTGTTTGTCCATCATTATAAAGCCACCCACTAGTGCCTACCATTACTCCTGTAGTACTAGCATAAAATCCACTATCTGTAAGGCCAATATCTCCATTTACTTCTAACGAAGTGGTAAAAATTCCAGTAGCAGCAGTTATGCTATTAGCAGTTATACTACCGGATGTGCTGATATCATTATTTCCGAAATTTGCTGACATAATTTACCTACTCAGTAATTGTGACTGTTCCATCTTGGTTAATGATAAAATTACCTATCACCTGATTTATTTCATTAACTTGCTCTGCATCTAAACTAGATAGAAGTTGACCAAGAGCATAATGTTTTTGAAAAACTTCACCAGCATCTTCACCAAAAACATTTGCAATTTCTTGAGGAGTTGCTTTAGAATTTCGCCAAAATAAATTGGTCGCATGTCTATATTCATCTATCATGTGATTAAACAGAGATTTAAATACTCTTAAAATATCTGCGCTGACTAATACTGCATTGTTATCTTGTTGTATTTCTTTGTCTAATATTGACATAACTATCTACCTTTTAAAATGATGTTAGGACAGCATCAATTGTTGCTACCCATCTAATTGTTTTACCGGATAATCCATTAACTTTTATCAACAAACCTCCAGCCCTAAATGAACTAATGCCAGAGCCATCCTGAACCTCAATATCTGCGGCTGCGCCAGACATGCCAGCATCATTAAAATTTTCTACAATAGGAGAACCAACAAAGCTCAAAGATTTATTTACACTTTTAACACAACCTCTGAATACCCAACCAGCAGAAGTTGAATCTGTGTCGTTATTTGCTATTAAATGTATCGTAAAAGCAGCGGAAGAATCTGGAGGCAGAATAAAAGTATCGTTTCTTACATACGTAGAATAAAGATATCCTCCAGTTTTTGCTGCATTCAAGTATTTTGTGGTTGCGTCTGTAGATTCATATTGCACAACCATTGAAACCTTTTGCGCATCACCAGCGCTACTAAAATAGTTTGTTGCATAAGAGGTGCATTTGCTGGTGAATGGTTTTGCCCCATAGCCAACAACAAGCGGAGAATAATGGCCACCCATTGGGGTAGTAGAAGAATCTACGTTACTGCCGTTGGTTATGTTAAAACTATTTAAAATAATGTGATTTCTTACCCTAATAGCAGAGCTAGAATTTCCGCCTGATCCAGTTCCAATATCTAAAGTGTAAGATGGCGATAGTATATTAATACCTACTCTATTATTAGCATTATCAGTAATTAGTGTGTAGTACTCTGGATCATATCCATAAGGATCTTCAATAAACCCTATTTTAAGATCTCCACCGGTAGTGCCATCCGAGGAGATATCATAAGTCTGAAGATCCAGATTTCCACCAAGTTGCGGAGAAGTATCCTCTACCACATTGGCTAGCAGACTAGTTCCCCAAACTCTACTATCAATCTCATCTGTGCGCAGTTTGCCATCACTATCTAAAACTACAACACTATCATCTTCTCCGGTACCAATGTTAGGGGCCGTAATAGTTCCTGTTATATCTAAAGAATTAGGAGTGTCGTTGGTTCTACCAGGACCTAAAACCAATATTCTACCTTGACTAGCATCACTCCTTAAAACTCTGCCAATGTTTTGAACCAGATCTGTGGCACCGGCTGGTCTACTATTAGTTAAACCACCACCACTAGCCACATAAACGGTTTGTCCTACTGTAAAACTAGAAGTATCAAAACCTGTAGACAAACCAAAACAATGAACATGTCCCTCACTGTCACTAGTAAGAGCAGTTTCTATTATTCCGATAGCGGGCATTTTAGAAGGGTCTGCAGCATCAGCAGGAGCGACAGATGCTTTACCGTTAGTTCCGTAGTAGCCACTTACATAAACCGGAGTGCCAGCAGCTATATCGGAACCTGTTTGATTCTTACATTCTACTACTATAGGCCCATCTAAGTCTCCATAAAAATTTTCAGCCGTAATATCACCATCAATATTTATATTACCAACACCAGTAACGCTATACGTATTAATATCTAGATTAGCACCTAACTGAGGACTGGTATCGTCAATTAGATCATTCAATCCTCCCCCACCAGCTCCTCCTATAGAACTCCCATTAAATTTGAGTGTACCGTTATCATTATATAGTTTATTTGTGGTGTCAGCGGGCACATTAGAAGCTAAAGCGACATATCTTGTGTCTACTCCAGTGGCATATACAGTATTAAAACTGTTGCCAGATTCTCCTATATTAAGAGATCCCTGTATAGGAATAATATCTCCGTCTTCTGATATTTTAATTCTAGGAACAGCAGCATTAGAATCGTCTGCAGATGTAATAAAAACAAGAGAAGCGGGATTAGAAGAGGAGCCAAAAGACCCCTCTCCCATTCCATAAATTCCAGCCCCTATAAGTTGCGATGCACCGCCATCCGCTTCTGCGGAGGCGGCGAATTGCAATCTTCCCAGTATATCACCAGACGACACTACCGTATCGTTGGTCTGAAGTGTAATACTATACATCCTGGACCTTATTTAAAAAAATAATTACTAGATAACAAACCAATTCGTACCATCAGATACAAAAGTCATTGCTTCATACTGATAGTAAAGAGCAACACTAGTCGCACCATCAATAGTTTCGCTACCATTCTGACCAATCGTTACTGCACCAGCAGCACTATCAGTCTTTTTAACAATAACCATTTTACCAGCAACAGGAGCTGGAAGATCGACTGTGAAACCTCCAGCACCACCGTCTATAAGATTAATGTCAGCAGTTACAGGATCTCCAGATGAGTAATCTGAAGTAGTAGCCACGGTTCTGCTAATCTTAACCTCAGTTACTGAGCTATCGGCAAGATGGGCGTTGTCGATAGAACCATCAACGTAATGCTCACTGTCGATACTGTCGTCAGCAATCTTATCGCCATTCACAGAATCAGCAGCAAGATGAGCGTTGTCGATAGAACCATCAACGTAATGCTCGCTGTCGATACTGTCATCAGCAATCTTATCGCCGTTCACAGAGTCAGCAGCAAGATGAGCGTTGTCGATAGAGCCATCAACGTAATGCTCGCTGTCGATACTGTCGTCAGCAATTTTATCACCATTAACAGAGTCAGCAGCAAGCTTATCTGTGGTAATACCAAGATTCTTAACTCTCACAGCACCAGTACCGTCACTAGCACTTAATTCAATAGTACTATTATCAACGGTAACTTCTACCTCATCAGCATTAACAGTAATACCATCTCCACCAACCACATTAACAGTACTACTACTAGAAGTTAAACCATCACCAGCAGCATCAAAGAACAAACTATTAGCATTAGAGTAGTTAGAAAGATCATCGTCTACAACGAAATCAAGCTTGCCAGCACCAGTGTCATTGTCAGTATAGCTAACCGTAATACGTGTTTCAGTATTACCTGTGACCATACCTCCTACAAAATCTTCAACCTGTTCTTGGGTTAAAGTAGCACCAGCAATAAGATTTGCTCTACTAATCTTTTTAAGAGAAGTAGCACTAGCATCGTAAATTAATAGCATATCGCTATCATTAGCAGTTTCTGCTAGCTCAGATTGAGCTGTAACAGCAGTTTCATCTACAGTGGTGGTTATACTAATATTACCGCTCAAATCAGTGGTAGTACTACCAGTAACCTCTCCCGCTAAGGCGAGAGTTAAATCACTAGCAAGAGTAACATTACCCTCAAGATTTGCAACAAGAGTACCTACGGTTACGCTAATATCGCCAGTGCTAGCACCAGTAGCAGTAGTAGTACCAAGAGTAAACTTATCAGCACTTTCATCCCAGATAAAAGCAGCATTATCTCCGGTACTACCTCTTTCTATGATTAAACCAGCATCATTAGCATTACTGGCAGCACCAGTATTGAGCTCTAATAATGTATCTTCCACCACAGAATTAGTAGTGCTAAGAGTTGTAAGATCTCCATTAACCGTTAAACTACCAGCAATGGTAAGATCTTGACTCATTGTTACATCGCCATTGCTAGCAATTTGAATAGCGTCATGAGTTGTCTGACTACCAACATAGCCATTATCGGGCACTTTTAGTGCGCTATTGCTAGTATCAATTGTAAAATTAGCATTTGACTCAAATGCTTGGTCCGAAGCCGATGGTCCAAAAAAAACAATACCAGAGGCATTGTTATCAAAAGGTCTATATGACATTTGCTATTTCTCCATGAAATTTTAAAAAACTAAATAATATACCAGTTGCTATTGTTAGAGATAAATGAAAAACTTTCGAAACTATAGTTAAGAGTAAACGAACCTTGACCGTCTATATTTGATGTTCCGCTAGGGATCACTGTTACAGAGCCATTACCGATATTTTTGACCAAAATTTCACCACCACCAAAACCACTAGCAGATGGAAGATACACGCTAATATCAGAAAGTTCGGAGTTTACGAAAACAACCTGACTTTCTTGAGTTAAGTATGTATCATTATCTACATTAATATATTGTCTATGAGTTATTACACCACTATCAGGATCTTGTACAGCAGCTAAAATAAAATCTGTAAGACCAACAACATCAGAAGCATAAACTATACTGCCAGCTAAACCAGTATTAACTTCTACTGTATTGGAAACAGGATCACTAATTTCGATTGTTACAGAAGATGCGAGATTGTCTGAAGAAGTGTCTACCTCAATAGTATAATTATTAGTGGTAACCTCTACAGAATATTCTTCTTCACTCATGTTTGACACTCTAATAGATCAGTTGATTTACTGTATCTCTTGACGATTGTAATAGTGCCATATAAAATACGCACAGTATATTTACCACCATCAGTATAATAATCGTCATCAGACTGAAGTTCTAAGTCGTATTTAGCGTTATTAAAAGAAAAACTATTTGTTTTAGACGCAGGAAACTTTAGGTCTAACTTACCTTCCGCTCCTGACAGTTCAAATTTATATTCAGAATAATCCATATTTTCTGTAGAAAAAATTTCTACACTATTGTTGCTAGTTTTCCAAATCAATCTAGCACACCAACCAGTAATATCAACAGGATTGCCATCACCATCCTTATAGACAACAGACATATGAAAAGAAGATCCTTGCTCTATGCTGAAATCATGTTTTCCTGCGGCCATAGAACTACCTTTATTGTATTAAAACATACCTTATACGTAAGTATACACCTTAAATAAAAAAGCCGCCCTGAATAGAGCGGCTTTAAATAAACTCTATCTCTTAGGTGTCTAAATTAGATAGCACCAAGAAGAACCCTACGGTTATCTAGAACAGCAAAACCCTGCTCAGCCCAACCATAGAAACCAGCTCTTTTCTGACGATGTAAACTGTCGTCTTCGAAGATCTGTACTTCTTGTCGTACTGGCATGATAAAGCTATCTCTGCGAGACAGATCGAGACCTACAACGTACTCTTCCTTAGAAGAGATACTACCACTAAATGTTCTACCAAGAACATCAACAGCAAAGTCTTGATATTCTTGATCAACACCTAGTTCATCTAGGTCATGAAGATTAACTCCAAATACACGGTTAACAGCGCCGTCTCCCGCAGTGTAAATCTCTCTACGAGTAACCTCGTCAAGCTGATCAACACCCCAGTTACGGATATCTTCCATAGCCTCTGGAGATACATAAAGATCTGTTAAAGCACCACGGTTGTTGCTAGCGCTGTTACCACCGCCGTTACGACGCATAACAGTTTTCATAAGGCTAACAAGTCTCTTGGTGAATTGACCCTGATCACCATCAGCATCATAAACAACAAGATCTCTATCAACGGCAGCAGCAAGAAGGGTGTGCCAACCGTCATCGTTCATCTTTTTGACAAACGAACCTTCTAGAACTTCCATGGCCCTACCAACAACATCCCAACGAGCATCACGAGCATATTTTAAAAGATAGTCGATACTTGCTCCAATGTCATAAGTTGGAACCATGACATAATCACTTTCGACATGTCTTTCTGGAATATATCCATGATTAGGAATGGTGTAAGCTACGAAATCTCTTTCGTCACCTGGGGTTAGAAAATCTAGAGGAAATTCTGGAGTAGCACTTTGAGCTAATCTAATTGGCTCAAAAATACCATCCAGAATATTACCACTCATCAAACCCTGACGTAGTGGCAATTCTAAAGCCTTAGCAAACTGAGCATTTGCTTCGACAGATTCTTGCTTGTTAGCAGAACCAGAGCGTACAAGTAGTTCAGTTAACTCTGGAGTTGGCTGAAAATTATCGACTTTGGACATAAGTAATCTCCTTACAGATAAATAAATTATAGGTTAACTGAAACTTTAACGTAATCGTCTGAATCTTTAGAACTTAAGAAAGTTCCAACTTTGGCATAAGTGTCGTCGGTGGTAAATTCACCAGCATCACCAAGATGGGCAGGATCGCCAGCCTTTGGTGTGTCGCTTGAAACAACATTATTGGTGGTAATTTGACCTTGGCGAAGTAATGTTACTTTACCTCCCTTAACAACTTCATCTTTATGCCAGTTAATATGCTGTCTAGTTAAATCGATGTCAACAACATCGTTCAATAGAATGCCAACAGGCAAGGTAGTGGCTGACGCAGTTGCAGCATACTCTACAGCAGCATTTGAGTCATCCATAGAAACACCAACGCCACTTGCTGAATTGACAGCACACACAATACCACCTCTGGTAGCTGCAGCATTCATAAAGAATGAAACGTCAGTTAAAAGTTCGATACGATCTGGTTTTAGAGCCATAGTTTAATCTCCATTAAAGAAATAGTGTTTATTTTTTACCTAGTCTGGAACGAACAAAGTCTACAAGAGCCGCTCTAGTAGATTCACCCTCATCAATAATCTCACCCCCAACGCTTACAGCAGCACTTGTATCTACTTCAACGTCATCAAGCAATTCTTCGTCGGATGATTCTTCTGCTGATGCCTCTTTCTTAGCCATCTCTTCTTTTTTCATCGTGGCTTCTTTTTTGGCCATCTCTTCTTTTTTCATCGTAGCTTCTTTTTTGGCCATCTCTTCTTCTTTTTTCATGGTGGCTTCTTTCTTAGCCATATCTTCATTCTTTTTGGCTATCAAAGCTGACATAGCCTCAAAAGCATCATCATCTAGATTTTCAAATTTTGTAATAAAAGCTTCTGCTTCTTCATGGTCAATACCACTTTCGGTAAGAGAAGCCATTCTTTTTTGCATCTTTTCTTTCTTCTTCATCTCTTCTTCTTTTTGCTTGTATTCAGCAACAGTTTCGGATAAAGTATCAATCTGAGCTTGCATATCTTCTTTTTCTTTGAGAAGTTCAGCAAGACTTGCTTCTTGAGATACTTTCATTTCTTCTAAAGAAGTCTGAGCTTCTGTTTTTTCAGAAATAGTAGCTTCTAATTCAGAGATACTTTTTTCTAATTTTTCAATTTTACTATTGTACTCTGCTTTGACACTTTCTAGTTCTTCGGCATGTTTAACTTCTGCACTACTCATAGCTACCTCATGTTCTTTAGTTAAATCGGAAATAGACGCATTTAGTGTATTGTTTGCATTTTCTAGCTCAGATACTTTTTGTTCAAGCTCTGCAGCCTTTACTGATAAATCTTCATGTTCTTTTTGTTCATTCATATTATCTTTCTCCACGCTAGAAATTGACTTATGATTAGATACACCTAAAAAATTAAATTTGTCATTTTTTTGTTCTTGATAAATCTTAGCAAAAACATCTTTTGTAAATATTATACTATCTTCATTAGCAGGTTTGTCAACAAAACCCTTACCACTAAAAGTTATATCTTTTAAAACTCTACCAATTCTATAATTATCTGCTTCTCCTGTCCCACCATAAGCTCTGAGATGTTTTGTTAAATGAGACGTTTCTTCGTTTCTAGCTAATACTCTATATTCGCCCGTTGAAATGTCTTCTATGCCGTAATCAAAAGATTTAAAATAACATTCCATACTAACATATTTTGTACCATTTTCTATTTCGCTGATTAATTTTTGCGCTCTTTCAGCCAAACTTTTACTACTATAGCCTTTATATATAACAGAACCTGTTACTATGTGAAATTTTTCTGGTATGTTTTCTAAAGCTGTATCCTCTGCAATAATTTCACCATCAACAGTAATAGGATAGTTTGAAGTAATATGCCCAACAATTTCATGCTCATCATGCTCTATATTTGTTGGCTTATCTTCTGGTGTGTGTCTAGCGGCCCATACCTCAGCTTTATCGAAAATATCGTCATTCTTATTCCAAGATGAACTCACTAGTATAGATCTAACATAAAATAAATCTTTATCATCTATAGCAGCAACACTTTTTAAAGCATTAGGTAATACTATTTCTGATTTATCATTAACAATAATGGCTTCAGAAGCCATGGCTATGGAAGCTGTAGAAACAAGTTTGTCTGTTAAACCGTCATCTATTTCATTTTGGTATATAATCATACTGATTACCTCAATCTGTTTTTTGTGTGGCTATTGACCTGTATACACCATTGCGTAATACGAAGCCTTAATTTGTCTTTTTTCTTCTTGTGATAATTCTCTACCAAAATCTTTTTGCAGGTCTATGAGCCAATTTGAGTATTCTGTGTATAGTGCGTCATCTAATTGGTTTAGATTTTCAAGGGTTTGACTACTAATAGTTTGATCAGGTTTGAGATTGAGCAGGATATTTGTTTTGATTTTCTCTAGTTCTTTATATTCTTCGCTAGATAGGGCTCTTAAGTTTTTCTTATCTACTATTTGTAAAAATATGGGGTTGACTGCTTGGTTTATTTTGTCTTGTGCTGACAATGCCCATACATTCAATTTTGCTCCTGTTCGGGGTTGGAATGTTCTTTCTTTTCTATTGGTAGAATCTTTAGAGTTTTTGGGGCGGCCTTGCTGTGGTTCTTCAGGCAAAGATTCTGATGGCGAATCATTTGCCAACTTCGTACTTTTATCTTCTGACTGTTTAAGATCTAGTACTGAAGATTCTCCTTCTTTTCTTGGTAACAAATCTAAACCTACTTCGCTTGGACTAGCAATACCTGACTGTAGAGCTATTTTTCGTAAAGAAATTTCTGGTTGTGGATCATGCCAAGGAGAGGCTTTTTGATTCATGTTTTTAGCTTTTCTGGATTTAAGTTCTTTTTTCAATCTAACCTTTTCCATTTCTGGATCAAAACCAAATCTGGACTGTAGTAGCTCATCTGATATTAAGCTTCGATCAGCTAATTGTATCAATAGGGCTTTTTCTGATTCCTCATTTGATAAGTCCATTCTATCAAACTGAACCCGTGCAGGATATTTGAAACCCATAGCCTTTTGAAGATCTTCTATTTCCTTGTTCCAAAATGAAACTAGTACGTCTCTACCGTATTGTAATCTTTGTGTTAGCGTTTTAAGACTAATAAAATTATTAGTAGTACCAGCTGCTCCAAAAGTACCAGTTAGTGTTGGAGGTATACCTAAACCAGCATAAACACTATTAAGATGAGGTATATATTTACCTTCTCCTAAAAACTGATGTACATTTGTTTTAGATTCTAAAAGCTCTATGTCTGGACCCCATACTAGATCCATCGTGCCTCCTCCTACATTATTGCCAAGTATTTGGGCTAATTTAGCTGTAGCCGCTTTTGTAGGAGCTATTTTATGTTCTAAATTTCCAAGTTTAAAAATTCTAATATTTGATATAGCACCATCCAAAGCCGCCATATCTGCAAGCTTTAATTTTTCGATAACTGTAATATCATCCATGATAGAATATATCATTGGAAATGCCCAGCTTTGCCAATCGTCTTTTTTGTAATGAAAAACAGAAACCTTGTCTGGATCCAAAGGATATTTATTTTTTTCTTTGGCTGCTTCTATAATGTACGAAGGTAAATTATTAACAATAATTTTTTCTGATTCGGTTTTAGGTGAATTGATTATTTTTCTTACCGAAGCAGGTAAAATAACTTCATATCTTTTATCGTGTACAAAAGAAGACAATGCTCCTGCCGCTG